TGTCGCTTCCGCCGCCACCGGCAACAGACCCCGTCCGCATTGACTTTGACGCTGCTGTCGCCTGGATTAGAAGTGCAGTCTGCTTACGAAGTTCGGCCTCAGCAGCCTTGGTATCTCCGCCCAGCGGCACGCCGACACCGGGCATGACCCTGCCGCCTGCACTGGATTTTTTCGCGAATTCAAGGTCTGCTTTGGCCTTGCGGACCTGTTCCATCCGGAACTTCAGATCCATGTTCGAATTGGCCATGCTGCTTGCCATGCGCTGGCCGAGGGCCGCGCCGCCGATGGCGCCCACAGCAGCACCTGGCAGGCCGCCAATGCGACCGCCGATAAGGGCCCCGATGATCCCTAGAGCCAGTTGCGGATTCGAATTGAGGAACTTGACGATCTCGCCGCTTAGCTTTCCGAGTGCGCTTGCGAGCGAAAGTATCGCGTCAGCATTCTTGGCGACAGTCGAGGCAATTTGCGCTGAAAGGACGGTCTTTACCGCGCGCAGCTTGTCGGCTGTTTCGTCGGCGTGGCGGATTTCATCATCGGAGAGAACGATGCCCAGTCGCTCAGCTGCTTGAGAAAGTTCGTTGAGTGCGGCAGAACCGCCCGACAGCAGATTATCAAGCTGCGAACCAGACTTGCCCATAAGGGCGACTTCGACCGCCGCCCGCTTTGACCGATCCTCAATCTTGGCGAGCGCATCTGCAACCTTCGGAAGCGCGTCGCCGCCCTGCTTGGAACTAGCAACGATGTCCTGACCGATTAGTTTGCTTAGTTCGGCAAAAGCTTTCTTCGGTCCCTCAGCGCCGAGCTTGGCCTGACCGAGCGTGATGTTGAGCTTCTTAAGCCCAACCTCAAGTTGATCCTGGGAGACGCCGACCTGACCCGCCGCGAAGCGATACACTTGCAACTGCTTCGCGGTGACGCCGAGTTGTTGCGCCACCTCTGCAAGAGATCCTGCATATTCCAGCGCGTCCGCAATCTGCTTCGCGAGAAAGCCGACAGTGAACGCAGACGCGAAACCCGCAAGCCCAGCCTTGAGCGTGCTGATCGACTTGTTGAGGCCGGCAAGATCGCGCTGGGCCTTCTTCGCGCCGCTGGAGAATTGGGCACTGTCCATCCCGAGGGCGACGCGAATTGAAGCGATAATGTCCGACATGATCGCTCCCTAGTTGACTTGCCTAATGCTCATCGGCGCTCCAGCCGCGGCGAAGGCTTGCAGGACCGCGAACATCTCGTCCGTGGTCTGCGCCTTCTTCGGCTTGGGCTTCTCGATCAGATATTCACCGAGGGCCTTGAGCTTGCCCTTGGAGGCGAGCCCGTAGAAACTCAGCGCCCGGTAAGCGAGCACCGTATCCCGGTCGGTTTCTTTGGCGGCGCGAGATGCGGCCCCCTCCATCGCGTTCACGAATGAACGGGGGCTTTCATCCCAGAAGTCGGCGGGCCTGAAGCCTGCCGCTATCCACTCTTTGCGGAACTCCGCGATGTCCCACGCCGCTTCGGAGGGTTTTCCTTCTGCTCCCCGATGTTGAAGGCTCTCCGGAATACGTCACCCATGACGAGACCGGCAGCGTCCCCGGATGGGCCGAAAGCAACACCAGCTGCCTCGTCCAGCGTAATGCCTTCGTGCTTCTCGCGAAGCAGCCCCCAGAGAACCTTTCCAACGAGGGCGTGGGGCGGGTCCATGAGTTGCGGAAGGATCGCACTCATCTTCTCGCCCGTTACGCTTTCAATCACATCAAGCGCCCGGAAGTTGCAGACGAGGTGGAGAGTTTCGCCCTCCACCTCAAGCTGCCCCTCATGGTAAAAGGGCCTCATTAAACGTGCGTCTCGGTCGGTGAGCCGGTGAAGCGAACCGTGAGGGTCGCAGTCATCCGGTTATCGATCGGATCGTTGCGGACCCAGCCCTTCACGATGCAGTTGCCCGTGATCTCCTGGGTCGTGCCGTCCGCAATCGGAAGGACGATCTTGTAGCTACGCTCAACCTTGTCAGCGATGGCTGCGCGGATGAGAACGTCCGTCGCGTTGTTCGGGATATAGTTGAACTCGAAGTCGCCCGAGCCATAGTCGGTCAGGCCGGCGATGAACTCACGCGCGGACGAACCCATGTGCGTTGCTTCAACGTCGTCAATCTGAGGATTGGGCGGGGTAACGGAAAGCAGCTCGTCGAGCTGGGTCAGTACGTTGCTGGCGTTGTCCAGCCAAAATTCTGAACCCAAGCCGATGCCAACGGCAGTCGTCATGTGTTAGGCTCCATCTATGGGAAGCGGCGCTTCGCAGCGCGGCGGTCAGACCTTGCCCAAGGGCCGATAGGGCTTATCCCGTCAGGGAATGGTGTGCAGGACGCGAAGATCGACGCTGATGCGCGCCAACAATCCGTCCGATGTATCCTCACTCAGATCGGTATCGTTCTCGACAAAGAAGCCGAGGAACCGAACGCCGTCCTTGATCTGCGGAACCAGCGCAGCAATCGCGGCATTGGCAGCGGTGCGCGCCTCAATGTATGTCGCGGCCCAGCTATCCAGCTGTACAACCGTTGCCCTGGTCGCCTGATTTCCTGCCATGTGCTTCGGTCGCGGATCGGAGACCGTGTTCAGCGTAATGGCCGGAACCGGCTTGCCTTGTGGGCGCCATCCCCAATCGATCCGCGTGGATGTGGCCGCAGTCGTTGCCGTGTCCGCAAGCAGGATCGAACGGAGGGCAGACTGCATCATAGCTTGCCCTTCTTCGCCAACCGCGCAACAGACTTCAGGATTTCAACCCGCAGAAGAGACTTGATCGTGGCGAGCGCGTGACCCTTCTCCGCCTCAAAGGCCGGCCGCATAAAGGGATGGGCAGGCGTGTTGCTGTCGCCGCGCTCCAGCTTCGCGGCGGCCACCCTGCGCCCCGTGAACTTGTGCGTTTTCGGATTGCGCTCAATGGACGCGAACGGTGCGACATCGACCCAGACCGTGCGCCGCGATCTCGGCCTCACCGTGGCCTTGATCGAGGTGTGAAGATCGGGCGGGCCAGTCCTGAAGTCGTCCGGTGCAAGCTGTTGGGCTTTGGACGCAATCGGTTCTGCGGCCTGGAGCAATGTGCGCTTGGCGGTGTTCTTCTGGGTGACGCGCGGAAGGATGCTAAGGGCCTGTTCGAGCTCCTTGAAGCCCTCGGTCTTAACTGTCACCCGCACTGACGGTCTCCACGAACATCCAGCCCCGGCGAGGCTCGGTCACGTTGAGGATGTTGAACACCCGTCCGTCCGCGTCCGTGAGCCGGTCTTTCGCGTTCAGGTCAGCCCAGCTCGTATCCTTGCGGATTTCAAAATTGGCCTTGCCGAACGCTTCCGTCTGCGATGCGGCAGCGCGTTCCGCTCCCGTCAGGGGAACGTAGCGCGCCCACACGGAAGCAAGGTCTGCCCAATCGCCGGGAACGGTCTGGAAACCGTCGTCAACATCTGCCCCTTGTCTCTGGAGCGTGATGCGGCGATCGAGCTGGCCTGCATCCATCAAACAAGCTCCACCGTCACCGCGCCGCGCACTGTCTCGCGCAACACCTCATCGCGCTTGGCGTTGAGCTGTAGCTGCCCCTTATCATCCAGCTTGCAGCGAAGGACCGTCCCTGCGTCGCAGTCGTATTCCACAACCTTGTCCATCAGAACGCCGTCGCAAAAAATGCGGAGACGGCGGCCGATTTCAGGATCGAAGTCGAGTTGGCCGACTGAATAGCGGGCGGGCGGCAAAACCATTTAGGCCATCGCCGCGCCGGACTCGTGGATCTTCACGTCGATAACCGTGGTTGACGTGCCAATTCCGAGAATGGTGACGTAATCGCCCGTGACGTTATCGGCGAGAGGACGAATGCCGCCGGGGGTTCCCGAAAGGAAGTACGGAACACCAACGGCAACGGTCGCGCCGATGGTGATCGGGCCGCGCGTCAGGACGCCCACGGGCTGGTTGGCAGCGGCGCCGTTGAGCGCAATCCCTGCAGGCGAGCGAACGGCAGCCGTAGCGCTGTTGCAATCAGCGAGTTTGTAGGTGTTGGTCGAGCTGTCCAAGTAAAGAACTTG